CGCAGAAAGACGCGCTATCAGCGCTTGATCAAAGTACGGAGGAAACTCATTCTCATCGGGACGAAAAATATATGTAAGGACAACCGCACTAGCATTGGTATGTAGCGCGCCACGAGCGATACGGTAGTTAAGACCACGACCTTTTGTTCCTGTACCGGCGGATACAGCACGCAGATAATCATCAGGCAGAGCGAACGCAAAGCTGTAATCAGCCACCGGATCTGTTTCCAATTGCGTGAGGGCTATTTGCCCGCTTGCGAAACTCCAACCATAGGCGGAGAGCAACGCATCACGCGTATTGCTATACAGTGCGCCTGCGATTTCGCTTTCGGCAGTGCCGTCACTGAATGAGGTTATGGGCGCTGCGCCAATACGAATGAGCGCGCGCGAGCATAATGCCACGTCGTTAAGTGCCATAAAGGGCCTCCTTGTAAGTACGTTCTTAATTTTGGGTATATCTGACGCTAATTATCAGCAGATGGTGTGTTAGCGCCTTGTTCAATCATTTTAATGTCAGTCATCCAACAGCGACATCCATATTCCTCTCCTGGCTCCAGGCCTTCCCCGACTATACGGATGTCACCATCAAGTGATTTATGCCCCGGCCTAACTTTTTTATCTCCAACAGACTTCCATCTGTATTGGACTTTCTGCTTATTAAACTTCTTGGTTTCAGCTTTTAGCGCCGCATGTGTTTCATCATCAGGACGGATAGTACCGCTAGCAAAAATGCCATTCTCTTCCTGAAACTTTTGAATACTCCTAAACAGCATTGGATCCGGAATATGTGTTATTCCGATCTCAGTGTTAGGCGTGTAATAGCCGAGGCGATTAAGTATAATTTTTAAGTTTCGAATGTCGTCTTCATCCATATCACGGGCATTACTGGCGACAGGTTTGTTTAAATCGAATTTCATTATAATCCTCTATTTAAAAAAAGTGGATGCAGCCCGGCTTATGTCTGAAGAGGAAGGACATGTGAAAGCTGCGGGCTGCATCCGGCGAAGCAAGTCTCAAGGACTTGTTCGCCTTAAAAAGACGAACAAACCTCTGGTTTGCTTCGTGGTCATACCGTTATAGGAATGCATAGATGGCGAGCGCATCAGATGAGGGATGTCATGCGCTCCTTATCTTCTTAGCGTTGAAGAGCCACCTATATTTGCGGCGCTTTAGGCGTAAGCAGAGACGCTTACATTGCTGCCGTCATTGGCTGTCACAACATAAAATGTTGTAGCAGGCGTTCCATCGGTATCGACATTCGCGATAATAAGGTCATTCACGCGCAACATGTCTGAAGCTTTATCAAAGTAGTTAGCCACAGTGACGTCTGCGTCTGTTGTGACGAAGTGCCAGAGCGTGAAATTGTTAGCGTAAGCCAATACGCTGAGATCAGAGGGTGTAAAAGCCATGATTTAGATCCTTTCTTAGTCCGGAGTTTCGTCGCAATTGATTGTGATGATGCCGTTCTCATCGATCAGACCGGCGCCCTGACTCATCATGTTGTTCACAAAGTGAGCCGCTCTATCACCATGCCAGCTGATGTCTGTTTCAACATCAGAAGCGGCCGCGTGACCGACAGAAGTTTTGTGGTACCAGAAGCATGAGCGGATATCGTTACCATCAACCGGAAGGCCGGAATGCGGGATAAAGATTGTGCCAAGGAACATTTTGGCTTGTGTGATAGAGGCGAACGGAAGTGCATCTGCACCGACGTAATCCGCGTTTACGAATTCATCGATAGACAGCAACTCGCTCCATTGTTTCCAGCCAACCACACAAAAACGCTGACCATCATCAGGCACGTCTTTTTCGCCGAATGTTTCGAATGCTTCGAGGATCTTGTCTTTGGTTAGACCAACATTTCCGTCTACGATTGTGTTCGCAGATGCTGTTGCAAGTTCATCGATAATCAACTCATCCGTCTTACGACCAAGAGCGTTGGCGCCCGCATTCGCGATCACCTGACGCTCATCAATATTGATTTTGAGTTCATCAAGACGGTCAATCCAATCACCTGCATAAAAGTCATTCAAGACGACTTCTACATTAGAATGATCAAGGTTCATGACAGGAACCATACCGTGTGTTGATTTTGTGGAGGCCGTTCCCTTACCAACTTTTTGGAAGACAGCGGAAGAGCCATTCACATTTGAGATTGTGCGCACAGTGTTACGGAGTTTTGAACCCTGACGCTGATAGGCTTCATGCACTTCGCGTTCGAATTGCTTGATGAAGGCCTGATCTATCGTAGTAGACATAGGCGTATACCTTTTCTTTATGGTTATATTGAGGTTAGTGAGGCCCGACCCTCGCTAGTTATCGTTTTGGGATAAAACGGCTATACACGGGAAGCAGACAGGCGTGTTCAAGAAATAAAGCGTTCTCTGCCTACTTAGATATATTTGTGGTGTTGATGACTTTAATTTAGGAAATAATTCCTATAATGTCAAGCTGTAAATCGTGTAAATTTGCATTTTTTGATCATGATGCTCTATAATGCGCTCACAATAAAAAAATAATAAGGGGTTTTGGTATGTTTGGGTCCTTCTTTTCTGGATTAAAAGCCGAAAACACAAATGAACAATTTTCAACGCGTAGGCGTTTTTCACGCCGGTCCTGCGACAGCTCTGTTGCGATGATCGGCGACCAAATCTATCCTGTCGAGAACTGGTCGATGGGAGGTCTCGCAATTCAAGGCGATACGCGCCAATTTGGCGTAGATGAGACCGTTGCTGTAACTCTCAAATTCAAACTTAGCGATGGCGTTGTGGATCTCCCACACCAGGCACGCATTGTTCGCAAAACTGCGGAACGCGTCGCGCTTGAGTTTGAACCGTTAACATCCGCTGTACGAAAAGGTATGCAGAGTGTGATTGATGACTATGTCTCATCACGATTTGCAGAATCGCAGCTCGTTTCTTAAAAGACAAAAAGCCCCGGTCATTTGATCGGGGCTTTCTTTTATCTCTTCTTACTCACCGTAGATTTTTTGAAAACCTTCAGTCACCTTACGTACAAAAGACGGATCTTTATCGCGCCAATATTTTGGATCACGCATCATGGACTGAAGATCTTGTGTACTTTCCAGTGAAGGATTGGCGCTTTCTTTCTTCATAACAGGCTCTTCTGTTTTCATCATTTTATAGAGCGCTAAAACGCCATCATAAGAGCTTGAAAGGTTCTCAAGAACATCTGTCGGCAGATTACGTTGCCCGAAAGCTAGCAACTGGCGAGAGACTTCCTTCCATTGCTCAGCACCGCCAAAGTGCTCAACGAGCTTTTCAACTTCGCGATCTGCTGAGAAATCGTCGGCAACTTGCTTTACCAGCGGCACCATTCTTTCAGCTGCGAGGTCGTAAACTTCCTGAACCTGTTCTTGATTCATGCCCTTTGCATGAAGGCGCTTGTTAATCTCATCATCGGGTTGGAAAAGTCCGTGATCACAACTTACGCAATATTCTGCGTAAGATGCAGGTGCGCCCTGCAGCGCTTTTTCAGACATTTTCTTTTCCAGCTCGGCATAGGAATTAACGAGTACATCGAGACGGATTGCACCTGTCTCTGGGTTTTTAAATTTCTCCGGCACGATTGCCGGATCTGTATCTTCAATCAATAAATTGGTCATGTTCATATCTCCTTGATATCTAATGAAGTGATTGTGATTTGGTTATCGCGGTTTGCGACCACGATCGATCATTCGCAAAATGGTTGCGACCATTGAGCGTTGCCCTTCGATATAACGAAGCTGTTCATCTGCCACGCCAGGGCCAAGCGCTCTTTGAAATGTCAGCACTTGTAGATGCGCCAGAACCTTTTGCCCGTCCTCGGTTGCAAACAGGCGGGCAAAGGCTTTTTCAATTTCGCGCATTTCAATACGACCGGGCTCAGGCACAGCATAGGTCAGACCTTTTTCTGCCGCTGTCATTGGCAGTGTTTCTTTTAGTTTTAGCAATTCTGTGATCATGCAGTTTCTCCTTCTATACCTTCTTGTTGTCTTTGTGTTTCGTTCACCGCGCTCACCAATTCACCCAAATCAAGTTCGGGAATGTCTTTACGAATAAGGTCACTCGGAACGCCTAAGGCGTCACCCAGGAAACGAGCGGCTTGCGGTAGATTGATTGCGGATGATGCTTCTGGCCCCATGGAGAGCACAGAGGAAATCCAGCTTAATGTGTTCTGAACATTCTTTTGGCCTTGTGAACGAGCGAGCGGTGATCGGTAGTCAACGACCACAAGACGACCATCAAGATTGATGTCCGGCACTTCACCACGACGCTTGAGAATTGCAAAGGCGCGCTTGATTAATGGCGTCAGCAACTCTGATTGCAAGCGTCCATATGTAGCACCGAGCAGAAGTGACATTTCCGCACTACGCTCTAGGACTTCTGTTGCGGTCATACGCACGGCGGATACAGGTGCTAATTTATCGGCCAGCAGCGCGTGACGAATACGGGATTGCAAACTATCGAGAACCAGTTGCGAGACGTTAAAGTCACCCGGCATATCTAATGCTTGCAGGCCTTTAGAGCCGATTGCTTTAGGGATAATGCTCCCCGGTGTTAGTTCAATATTCGCAGGGTTTAACACGCCATCATCGTCAGCTTGCCAGATTCCGGTTACCGCAATTGATGCGTTTTTAAGGATAAGCTCCACGACTTTATTGGCCGTCTTAATATCCGGCAGAGCCTTCATCACAGGCGATCGGCCATAGACTTCGCCCGGAGATTTTAACCAGCGGAATGAAATTACGGGACTTTGTGCAAAATTACCTGACGCGAGTAATAGCGGTTTATCAGCATCTTCCATTAAGAGCGCATGATATTCGTAGACCAGCCCTTCGGGTAAAACGGCCTCAAGGATCTTAAAGCGCTCTTGCGGGTTTTGTGCTGCGCGTTTTAAGAGTTCCTGTGGTAATGCTGCCTCAGGATAGCGTGATGTCATCTGATCAAGCGTTAAGGCCATTTGACGGAATGCACCATCAAGGTATCCATTCTCACCTTCTTCCAGCACAATATGCGTCAGCGGCGTTGCCGAGAAACGAAATGCGGAAAAACCGCCCGGTTCTGTTTCTTCAAATGTAAGACTTGCCGTCCCACCTACAATGAGGTCGAGATAGCATTGATGGATTTCAACCGCGAAGTTTGATCGATCAAAATGATCCTGAATGGTCTTGCCTGCCTTTTCCAAAATCGGCGCAAGCCTTTCCGCTTCTTCCGGTGTCAGGTCAGGCCCTGGCTTTAGACCGAACCATTGCGACCATGTCGGTGTCAGATTGCCCAACATGCTAGAAGCCAATTGATCAGCCGCATCCATTGCGGTTGCATCATAGATATCACGGGTGCGTGATTGTCCGCTTATAGGAGAAGAGGTAAAACCACCGCGTTGCGGGAGTGCATAATCGTAACACTCCTCCCACAAACTCTCCCAATTTTTACGCTTATTATGCGCAGCCTCAAATCGCTTGAGGATTAGCGCGAGCTTAGCATGAAGCCTTTCAGAGGCCGCGCTCTCGTTCGTATTTTGAATTGATTGCATTGTTATTCTTCTCCGTCATTATTCGCCGAGCAAAGTTTTGCGCTGTCCGCTATTATCGCTAAGGCCTAACAGCCCTCGAAAACCGGTTTGAATGGTGCCGAAACGGCTACGCTCTCGCTCTAACAAGCTTTGCTTGCGTGCCTCCGCACTTATTTCTTCCGCATCGGCCTCAGGCGTCGTGTTTTCAGATGCAGTATTTGTTGAAACTGTTGTCGTGCTTGGTTGCGAGACATAGACGACTTGAGGGGTTGAGGATACTTTCGGGCCTGATGTTAGACTTCCCATGCGATATCTCCTTTTATTGTCTTGTTGTTGGATGTTTGAAAAGCACGCGACATTTGCTCCTTCCGCAGAAATTGGTAGAGCTGCCACGGCGTGAAAAT